GCAGGCGCTTACGGCGCAGCCACCGCAGGCGCTTACGGCGCAGCCACCGCAGGCGCTTACGGCGCAGCCACCGCAGGCTATCGCGGCGCAGCCACCGCAAAAGGATCTGTTTCTGTTGGCAAAAATGGATGCGGCCTTGTTCGAGGTAACGATGTGAAGATTAAAGGCGGTCTTGGTGCTGTGCTGGTGATCTGTGAGGAAAACGAGGACAATTGGGACATCAAAGAGTGGAAAGCGTTTGTCGTAGACGGCACGGACATCAGAGCGGACACATGGTATAAGCTGGTAAACGGCAAGTTGGTGGAGGCTGAGTAATGCTGCCAATCAATCAGCCGCTGACGAATGAAGCGGCGAAGAAACTGATGGCGCTGGACGTGCAGGACAAGGAGATACTGACCTACGAAAAGCTAGACGAATGGTACACCGCATGGGGCGGGCAGTGCTACGTCAGTTTCTCCGGCGGAAAGGATAGCACGGTGCTGGCGTATCTGGCGGCGCGGTACCTGTCGAGCTTCAGGACACCGCCGTGGGAGCTGAATCTGGTGTTTGTGAACACAGGGCTGGAATACCCTGAAATTCAGAAATTCGTCAATGAGTACGCGGATTGGCTGCAAAGGAAGTTCCCGCGGATCAAGGTGCAGCTCGTGCGGCTGAGGCCAAAGCTCAACATTCGGCAGGTCATAGCAAAGCACGGGTATCCCGTCATCGGCAAAAAACAGGCGCGCTTTATCCGCGATTTACAAAACGCGCACGGGCAGAACGATGCAACGGTCAATCTGTATCTGACCGGATACAACCGGAAGGGCGTTTACTGCTCGACGATGAAACTGGCGGACAAGTGGCATTATCTCAAGGATGCGCCGTTCCGCATTAGCGAGCAATGCTGCGACGTGATGAAAAAAGCACCCGCCAAGCGATACGAAGCTACGAGCGGATGTGTGCCATTTACCGCGATGATGGCGAGCGAGAGCCAGCAGCGAGAAAAAGAGTGGAAGCGCACGGGCTGCAACGCCTTTGACGGCAAGCGCCCCATGAGCAAGCCTATGAGCTTCTGGACAGAACAGGACGTGCTTGCGTTCCTAAAGGACGAAAACATCCCGTATTGCAGCGTATACGGCAACATCGTGGCGAGCGACGGCGAGAATGATTATCCGTCAACGCTAATCGAAAAGCCGCTGCATTGCACGGGGTGCCAGAGGACGGGGTGCATGTTTTGCGCGTTCGGGGCACACCTCGAAAAAGGAGAAAACCGGTTTGAGTGCATGAAGCACACGCACCCGAAGCACTATGCGTTCTGCATCGGCGGCGGGGCATTCGACACGGATGGGCTGTGGAAACCCACGAAAGACGGCCTTGGCTATGCGCGGGTGCTGGACTACATAGGAGTGAGGTATTGAGATGGGTAAACAGCATTTGAGCAGGGACGACCGCATCTTTATGCGTGGCAAGCTGCAAGGCACACAGGAGAACATGGACATGGTGGCAATGGTGCTGATGGACAAATGCGGCTGGCACGTCTTTGAGGAGACATCGGACAGCCGGGACACGCAGAGCATCGCGTATCTGTATGAGTGCCTGGAAAAGCTGGCAGAGGAGATAAACGAAGGCCGCATCAAGCGGAAGCACATCAAGGATATGCTGAAGGACGAGTGCGGCGTTGTGTTTGGAGATTGAGACATGAACATTGGATTGATCGACGTAGACGGTCACAACTTTCCGAACCTCGCATTGATGCGGCTGTCTGCCTACTACAAAGCCCGTTGTGACAGCGTGGAGTGGTGGGACGGGTTCAAACACTATGACCGGGTGTACATGAGTAAGGTTTTTACGTTTTCCCCTGATGTGGATACCTGCATCAATGCCGATGAGATTATTACAGGCGGCACAGGCTACAAGGATTACGGCGCTCTGCCGGACGAGGTAGAGAGAATGCGACCTGACTACTCGCTGTATCCGGCGTGGAAACCGGCCATCGGCTTTCTAACACGCGGCTGCATCCGCAACTGCCCTTGGTGCATCGTGCCGAAGAAAGAAGGGCTTATCCGACCGGCGGCAACATGGGAGGAAGTAAAACGCCCTGACAGCCGGGACATCATTTTCATGGACAACAACGTTTTGGCGCACGACCACGGCTTAGAGCAGATCGAGCGCATGGGGCATGAGAATGTGCGGGTGGACTTTAATCAGGGCTTGGACGCACGGCTCATCACGCCGCAGACGGCAAAGCTGTTGGCAGGGCTGAAATGGATCAGGTTTGTCCGCATGAGCTGTGACACCTCTACCATGCTGCCGGTAATCAAACAGGCCACGGCGTATCTGGAAGAGGCGGGTGTGCGGCCGTGGCGTTTTTGGTGCTATGTACTTGTGCAGGATGTGGAGGAAAGCTATAAGCGCATTCTTGCCTTGCGGGACATGGGCGTGGAGCCGTTTGCCCAGCCGTACCGCGACTACGACGGCGGAGAGCCGACTGCCGAACAGAAGCGCCTTGCACGATGGGTAAATATGCGGTCGGCGTTCCAGTCGTGCAGCTTTGAAGAATTTACTGGGTAAGAGGAGGAATGACATGACAAGAGATGAGATCGTGACCGCGCTGCGGTGCTGTGCCGAAAAAGCGGGATGTAATGAATGCCCGATTGGACTTGACGACCCAGACTGCATTGAAAAAATGGCGGGTCTCGCCACCTACCTGATCGAGAACCAGCAGCGGGAGATAGAAGCGCTGCGGCAGGCCAATGAGGGGCTGCGGTTTAATCTGGCGGCGTTAAGTACGCCGGAGGGAAAAAAGATGAAAGAGATTATCACACTATTCATCATTGTATTTGGCGTATCGTTTGTCGTAATTTATAACATTTTTGGAGGTAAAAAGTCATGAAAAAAGGTATCGCTATTGCTGTTTCCGCCGTGCTGGCGGTGGTTGTTGCTGTTTTCTGCATCATCTGCCTGACAAGAATCAAGGTGGGCTATGTGGGCGTTGTGTATTCCGCAAAGGGCGTGGAGCAAAACACGCTGACACAGGGCTGGCATTGGCTATCACCATTGAAGCACGTCAAGCAGTTTCCCGTTAGTCAGCAGCAGATTGTTTTTTCCGACGATCCATCTGACTACAACACAGACGAACATGCAGATTGGCATATTGATGCCCCTGCCAACGGCGGCATGGTGGGCATTAACCTGACGGTCAACTACAATTTCCTGCCTGACCGCGTGGTGAGCCTGTACGAGAAATTTAACGGCATGGACGGAGAGGCCATTGTAGAGGGTCGCGTGCAGAACAGCATTATTGCCTATGTGAAGGAAGTTACCCCCAGATTCTCCGTTATGGACATCTATTCCGACAAAAAGTCAGAGGTAAACAAGGCTATTACCGACTACCTGAATGAGAAACTTAGTACCGAGTATGGTATCAACGTGTCCAGTGCCCTGATCATTGACGTGGAACTGGATTCCGCGTTGCAGGAAAAGGTACGGGCAAAAGAGCAGGCCAAGCAGGATGCAGAGATCGCAGAACTTGCCAAACAGACGGCGGAAGCGCAGGCAGAAACAAATCGCGTTATCGCTGAATCTGAGGCTGCTGTAAAGATCATTGAGGCGGAAGCTGAGGCAAAAGCCAACAAGACCATTGCGGAATCCATTACGCCGGAGCTAATCCAGATGAAGGAAGCGGAGGCGCGTCTCAAGCATGGCTGGGTGACTGTACAGGGCGCTGATACGGTGGTGACCGCAAAATGATACTACACGATAACGCAATTTGTCAGGCGGCGCTGGAAACCTTCGGGAAGGAATTACAGGTGACAATGGCCATCGAGGAAATGAGCGAACCGACAAAGGAGCTTTGCAAAAACAGCAGAGGGCAGGAGAACACCCCGCACATTGCGGAGGAGATCGCCGACGTGGAGATCATGCTTCAGCAGTTGGTGATTCTGTTTGACTGCAAGGAGACTGTGGACAAGTACCGCCAGTACAAGTTGGAACGGCTGGCGGGGCGGATTGAGGAGGCGAATGAGCATGAGCATGAGTGATATTGCATCAATTATCTGGATTGCACTTGCCGTGTATGTATTCCGCGGCATGCGGAAGTGGAACAAGCGGTTTGCTGAACTGTATGAAGAATTGAAATGGGAGGTGGAGTGATGGCGAAATACATTGACCAGTCCGTAGCGATTGCGCGGCTGACCTATATAGAAATGACAATGCCCACGGCTACCATGGCGGATGCCAAGCGTGCACTTGCGGATATGTTCCCGGCTGATGTGGAGTCAGTGGTGCGGTGCCGCGATTGCCGCAAGTTCAAAACATACGCTTGTCGGATGGTTGCCAGCGGGTATGACGATTTCTGCTCATACGGCGAGAGAAAGGAGGAATAGCGTCATAAAACAAATGAAACCAACGACAAATGACCGCATTATTGCCGCTGCGTGGGTGCTGATGATACTGGCGGCGGCGCTGGTGGTGCTGACAGGCTTTTCTGAGAAGGGGCCGGAACACGAGGAGCGCACGATTCTGGTGATCGAGGGCGGCCCGCACGAAGAAGCATACGAAGACCCGGACGAAGCGGAGAAAAGCGCGGAGGCGGTGATTTCAGCCATCGGAACGGACCGAGAGTTTGAGACCTTCGGCTACGATGTGTCGAAGGTGCTTCAGATTGTCACGGCAGAAGCGGGAAACGATGCCGACCAGTGCCGTGGCATTGTACAAGCCCTGTTTAACGCTTGCAATCGCCACAGGAACCGCTACACGCCGGAGGACGTATGCAGGGAGTATCAGTACACCACCCCAGCAAGCTGGGTGTCTGACGCGGCGCTAAACGCCTTTTGCGAGGTGTTTGTATACGGCGAAACATTTACCGACATCGGCAACGCGACGGTGTTTTATAATCCCCAGATCGCCGGACACAGCGAATACCACGAGGGGCAGATTTACGTTTGCAGCATCGGAGATGTGAAGTATTTCGAGGAAGTGTGAAAAAGTGTTTAATTAGAATAACTACTTTAGAAAATCCGCGTTTTTGCACTATAAACATTGCAAAAAGTGTGGTACAATAGTCATGGGGACGTGCAGACCCTATGACACCTCCTATTCATCATCTTGCTTGCATTCATTTTTCATTCTCCTTTCTGTGGCCCGTCGTTGCACGGCGGCGGGCACACACGGCATTGTAGCTCAGTTGGAAGAGCGCACGGCGGAAATTGCCGCCGATGGACGATGCAGGGTTCGATTCCCGCCAATGCCTCCATTCAACCGCTTTCCCGCCAGCGGTATATGACGGGTATACGCCGGACTTCGTGAGATACCCCACGATCAGGGGCGGGAGGTCGCGCCTCCCATCCGGTCACAGTGTGCCGACACATAGAAAACGGCTGGGCAATACGGAGCCTGTAGAGACGGAATCCGCGACGAAAAAAGCGGTGCGGCACTACCGCAGGCAAGTGGCATAGCGTCCCGCCCGAAAGTGTGCCAGAACATTGAAGCGGTAGGCGCTCCGCCATGCGTTTACCGTGGAGTTCCGAAGGGTTGTGCGTATTCCTCAAGGCGGATAGGCGGAAGCCGAAAGAAAACGCCCAATACGCGGCATAGGTGCCCCGTAAGGGGAGACCACAGCGAGTGGCGGGGGCTTTTCCCTTGAAGCGCTAAAGCAGGGCAGGACTGCAATGCCGTACCAGTCACACAAGCGGGCGAGGAAGCGCGAGAAGTTAAGTGCACACAAGCTGTGGCCACAGCGGCGGACAGTTAATCCGCAAAAACAGTGTGCGGCTGATGAAAAGGCGCAGCGCGGTGTGATTGCGCTGGCAGACCGCTGTATGGGATGCGTCTCAAATAGTCTGCTTACTGCAAAGGATTTCGCCGTGGTGGATGCTATGTATGCTTGCGGGGCACATAGCTCACGGCGGGAACATATTAGGTGAGGCGAAAGCCGGGTACAGACGTGCCAATGACAAAGGCCAGTGGTGGGAGGCCGGTGCGTCAGACAAAGGAGGCCACATGGAAGTAAAAAACAAGCGGCTGTCGGATATTATTCCGTATGCTGCAAATGCCAAGAAGCACGATAGACGGCAGATCAACAATGTGGCCGAAAGCATTAAACAGTACGGGTTCGTGCAGCCGATTGTAATTGACCGCGACGGCGTTATCGTAATCGGGCATTGCCGCGCTCTGGCAGCGCAGAAGCTAGGTATGGAAGAAGTACCGTGTGTCTGCGTGGACGATCTCACGCCGGAACAGGTGAACGCCCTGCGGCTGGTGGATAACAAGAGCAACGAGAGCGATTGGGACTTTGACCTGCTGGCTGATGAGCTGCCGGGGCTTGACTTGTCTGCTTTTGACTTTGATTGGGGTCTGCGGGATGAACTCGACACGTCAGTGGTAGAGGACAACTACGATCCCGTTTTACCGGCAGAGCCGAAGAGCAAACTGGGCGATGTGTACCAGCTCGGAGACCATCGCCTTATGTGCGGAGACAGCACGTATTTGACAGACGTACAAAAGCTTGCGGGGGGGGCACAAATGGATTTGTTGCTTACCGATCCGCCTTACAATGTGGACTATAAGGGCACCGCCGGTAAGATCAAAAACGACAACATGGAAGACACGGCATTTAGGCGGTTTTTGACGAATGCATTTTTTAACGCAGCAATGGTTATGAAGCCTGGCGCACCGTTTTATATTTGGCATGCTGATAGCGAGGGGTACAACTTTAGGGGCGCGTGCAAAGATGCGATGCTTCGCGTGCGCCAGTGCTTGATCTGGGTAAAAAATTCGCTTGTGATGGGAAGGCAAGACTTTCAGTGGAAACATGAGCCTTGCCTGTACGGTGAAAACGAAATTGAGGACGATGCTCACGAGCCGTGCCTTTACGGATGGAAAGACGGGCACAAGCACTATTTTTTCAAAAACAGGAAGCAGACCACGGTGCTCAATTTTGATAAGCCGGTTAAGTCTGCGGAGCACCCAACAATGAAGCCCATCAAACTGTTTGATTATCAGATGCAGTGTTCCAGCAAGCCGGGAGAAAATGTTCTTGACCTGTTTGCTGGTTCCGGCACCACCATTATGGCGGCAGAGCAGAACGGAAGACACGCATACTGCATGGAGTTTGACCCAAAGTATGCCGATGTAATTATTGATCGCTGGGAAAAGTTCACGGGCAAAAAGGCGGTGTTGATCAATGACGATTGAGGACGCACAGGCCATAATGCAAAAAACAACCAGTCCCTACTTGAAGCGGGACATGGAGAAATTCATAAAACGCCAAAGGAGAAAGGAGGGTATGTGTGGCAAGACCAAGAAAAGAAATAGACCAGAAGCAGTTCGAGACTCTTTGCGGACTGCAATGCACCCTTCCGGAGTTCTGCGACGCACTTGACGTTACGGATAAAACGTTGGATGCGTGGTGTAAGCGCACATACGGAAAGCATTTTTCCGAGGTATTCGCCCAAAAGAGGGGGCGGGGTAAAATATCGCTGCGTAGAATGCAGTGGAGGCTTGCCGAAAAGAACGCTACAATGGCGATCTGGCTTGGCAAGCAGTACCTCGGTCAGCGAGACGAGCCGGAGGAAACCGTTGACGTGGAGGACACTGACGCCTATCTGAAAGAAGCGGGCATCGAATGAAAACGGTAACAATTCATCCGGCCTTTGGTGAAAAGCACAAGGCGTATATTCAGGACGCCACACGGTGCACGATCTCTGTTGCAGAAGGCGCTGTTCGTGCCGGTAAGACCATCGACAACATCGCTGCGTTTGCGACACTGATAGAGAAGGGGACGCCGGATAGAATTCATCTTGCAACAGGTTCCACGGCGGCAAATGCAAAGCTTAACATCGGCGATGCAAACGGATTTGGACTTGAGTATATTTTTCGTGGCCGGTGCCGGTGGACGAAATATAAAGGGAACGAAGCCCTTGTGATAAAGTCTTGCGGACGCGACTATGTTGTAATCTTTGCAGGTGGTGCAAAAGCGGACAGCTTCAAGAAAATACGAGGCAACTCGTATGGCATGTGGATCGCAACGGAGATTAACCTGCACCACGAAGATACAATCAAAGAAGCTTTCAACCGCCAGCTTGCGGCAAAAGTGCGCCGCGTGTTTTGGGATTTGAACCCATCCTCGCCGGGGCACTGGATATACCAGCGGTATATTGACCGTTTCCGCTCTCAGTTTGGAGAGCGATACAATTATCAGCACTTCACCATCCGCGACAATGCGACAATCACAGCGCAACGGTTGGCGGAGATCGAGAGCCAGTATGACACAAGTAGCATTTGGTATCGTCGTGATATTCTTGGTGAGCGTTGTATTGCCGAGGGTCTGGTGTATCCTATGTTCTCCCGTGAGGTCAATGTGACCAGTGAACGGGGTGGGCCGGGGACGTATTACATCAGCTGTGACTACGGCACGCAGAACCCCACGGTGTTTGGGATGTGGCGTGTACACAAGGGAGAGGCCGTGATGGAGAAAGAATACTATCACAGCGGGCGCGAGACCAACCGGCAGAAGACAGACGAGGAGTATTATCAAGACCTGGAAGCTTTTGCTGCTGGATACAAGATTGAGAGGATTATCATTGACCCCAGCGCCGCATCGTTTGCCGAGTGCATACGGCGGCACGGAAAATTCGCCGTGTGGAACGCTAATAACGCGGTGTTGGACGGTATTCGCTTGACTGGTGCTTTGCTCAAGGCGGGGAAACTGAAATTCCACGAGAGTTGCGTGAAAACGTTTGAGGAATTCGGGCTTTACAGCTGGGATTCCGAAGCGGCGGAAGATAAAGTCATTAAAGAGAATGATCACAGCATGGATCAGTGTAGGTATCTCTGTCAAACTGTCCTTAGGAGAGAGTTAAGATGAGCTTTTTAGGCAATTTCGTAAATACGGTAAGACGCGCGCTGTTCCCGCGGGCTGTGGCCGAGCGGGAATTTGGTACATCTCCGGCTGTCAGCATGACGATGGAGCAGCAGATCGCGCTATGGTATGCAATGCTGGTCAATACGCCGCCCTGGCGGGACTGCAATGTGAAAGCGGTGGGACTGCCTGCCGCCATCTGCCGAGAGGTGACGCGGCCAACGCTGGTGGAGTTTACGGCCAACATCACGGGCAGCCAGCGGGCGGACTATCTTAACGATGGCTTTCAGTTGGCGAAAGAAAACTTCGGCAAGGCGCTGGAGCTGGGGCTTGCGCTTGGCGGTGTGGCATTAAAGCCTTACATCTACGGAGACAAACTGTTGGTGGACATGACCGGCGCGGCGGGTTTTCAGCCGACGAAGTTTGACCCGGCCGGGCGATGCGTCGGCGGTGTGTTCCGCGATAAGCCGGTGAAGGTCAACGGTAAGTACTATGTGCGACTGGAGTCCCACGACCTGACCGATACTGTTTACACTATCAAGAACAAGGCGTATTATAGTGATTCCACCGGCTCTGTGGGTGCGCCTGCGCCGCTGGAAGTGGTGCCGGAATGGGCGGACATTCAGGAGGAAGTGACCATCCAGAACATGGACGGGCCGTTGTTTGCCTATTTCAAACCGCCCATTGCCAACACAGCAGACACAAACAGTTTGTGCGGCATGTCTATCTACGGCGACGCGGCGACGGTGGAACTGATCAAACAGGCCGATGAACAGTGGGAGCGCCTGCGGTGGGAGTTTAAGTCTGGTGAGCGCAAGGTGCTGATGGACGGCAACACCACAACGGCCAACATGTTTGACAAGCGGCTGTTTGAAATTGGCGCTTTTACGGCTGACGGCGACTTCTACCAGTTCCTTAATCCTGAACTGCGGAATGACGCGGTTTACAAGGGCTTTCAGGACGTTATTCGGCGCATTGAGTTTAACGTAGGCTTGTCTTACGGTGATATTTCCGACCCCCAGACGGTAGAAAAGACTGCAACAGAGATCAGAAGCGGCAAGCAGCGAAAGTATGTGCTGATTAGCAGCATCCAGACGGCGCTTGAACACACGTTTGATGCGTTGATTTACGCAATGGATGTGTATGCCACGCTCTACGGTCTGGCTGCGGATGGCGAGTATGAGGTTACTTACGATTGGGGTGACAGCATCCTTGACGATCAGGAAACCAAGGACAACGAGTTTGCCCGCGATTTGCAGCTGCTGAACGCCGGGATCATGAACGATTGGGAATTTCGAGCAAAGTACTTCAACGAGGACGAAGAAACCGCAAAGGCGGCGCTGCCAAAGATGCAGGATGTTGTGACTGAACCCCAGAACGTGATCGAATGAGAAGGTACGACTTTACGCCCGAATTGCTGGACGCTCTGCCGGAGGAACTGGCTGAATTGTATCGTGGGCTGGAAGATACCTTGCTGATGGAGATATGCTCCCGGCTCAAGGATGCGGACGAGCTGAACGAGGTCACGGTGCAGGACATCAAGGCGCTGCGGGCGCATGGCATTGACCTGAAAGAGATCGAGAAAGCCATACGCAAGACCACGGGCATCAGTGAGCAGAAGCTCAAGAAGCTGCTGGACGATGTGGTGGTGCGGAATCAAGCGTATTATACTGAGCTTATCACGTTAGCGGATGTGACGCGGCCTGATGTGCTGGTGGATGCGGCGGCTATCGCGGCAATCTATGCACAGACAAAGCAGGAGTGCCGGAACATCACCAGAAGCATGGGCTTTTTGGTGGACGCTGGGCGCACAATGCTGCCGCCTGCAAAGGCGTACCAATGGTGCTGTGATTCCGCCCTTATGCAGGTGCAGAACGGCGCGATTTCCTACAATCAAGCTATTACCAACGCGGTCAAGCAGCTGGCGGACAGTGGCCTGAAAACGGTGGACTACGAAAGTGGGCATCGGGATCAGGTAGACGTGGCGGCAAGACGTGCCGTGATGACCGGCGTGAATGCCCTCAACCAGAAGTATGCGGAGAAATCCGCCGACTATTTGGAAACCGATCTTGTGGAAGTGAGCGCCCATATTGGGGCGAGAAACACAGGAAACGGGCTGGAAAACCATGAGAGTTGGCAAGGCGGCGTGTATCGGTGGGCTGAGAAGCCCGGAGATTCAAAGGGCGAATACAAGGACTTTGTTGCCACAACGGGTTACGGTCAGGGCGCCGGTTTGGGCGGATGGAACTGCCGACATACCTTCTATCCGTTTGTGGAGGGTGTCAGTGAGCCGACCTATTCACAGGCTGACCTTGACGCCATGAAGGGCGAAAACCGGAAGTTTGTATTTGATGGCAAGGAATACGACGGGTACACGGCCACGCAGCAGCAGCGCAGCATAGAGCGCCAGATACGCAAGCAGAAGCGCCTTAGAGACGCTTACAAGGCCGCTGGGCTGAAGGATGACGAGACCACCGCCAACATCAAACTGCGCCGTCTGAACGCCAAATACAAGGAGTTCAGCAAGGCGGCGGGGCTGCCGGAGCAGAAGGAAAGGTTAAAGGTTCTGTATGGCGGGCAGTTGACGGATTCCAAGAAGTTCGCGCCGTTGAAAGAATACGCCGGTACATGGAAAATCAAAGATAAGTTTTCTGATCGTCAATATGTGATTGACGTTGGGGAACCACAGATTTCCGGTGCAAAACAGCACTTTTGGGACAATCTTGAGAACAGACCGGACAGAAGCAGCTTGAACCTTGAGACTGCACAAGATATAATCAACAACAGCAGACTGACGTTGTACCAGACAGACCGGCAAACCCTTAAATTTCTTGCAGACAAAGGATATGTTATGCTGAACACGAAGAACGAAATCGTGACTGTTGTACCGGAAAAGCTTCGCAAGAAGTACCGCGATTATTTGGAGGGGAAATAACATGGCAAGAAGTCCTATCGCACGGCATAATTGCCCACTGTATGAGAGAGAAACTACATGGTCGGAGTGTGTAGAAGTGCAAGAAGTCCGCGAGGACGAAATGGACGCAGCGCGGCTGAGAGAACCGTTTGACATGGACAGAGCGAACGAGGTTTGCGAAGAATGCAAATGGTATGTTGTTGAGGACGATGGCTGATGGACAACTTCAAGGCGATTTATAAGCTGCTGCTTGCATTGGAACGTTCCATGGACTTGCCAGCGTTTGATATTGACGCGCTTCAGCTAGAAGCAATGGGCGTCACTGCGGAGCGCCTGCATCGCTATCTGGAAATTCTGCAAGACGTGGGCCTTATCAAAAACGCAGACTTATACACCAGCGTGACCGGCGACCTCTGTCTCAGGAACTCGCGCAAAATACGGATCACGCTTAAAGGTCTGGAATACTTGCAGGAAAACTCGATCATGAAGAAGCTGTACAACGCGGCAAAGGGAGCTGTGGACTTGATTCCGTAAGGGGTGCTGTATGACAGATAGCGCGACTTCTCTTTTTGACACCAACACCTTGCAGGCTATTAACAGCGTTTTGAAAAAGGGCGACCGGGTGGAGCTGATCCCCACCAAAGACGGGGTAAGGGTGATACATATTCGGCGCGAGAATGTGGACATAAACAAGTGCAAAATGAAGCAATAGGCGCTTGCCACCGGCTGCGTGGTATGGTATAATAAATCAAACAAATATTCGACCTCGCTCTAAGCGGTGAGTGAGAAGAGCCGAGAGGGGCTAACTGACTACGAATTGTAGTTGGTTAGCCCCTCTTTCTTTTTTTCAAAATTTTTGACCGGCCCGAAGTCGCAAAACTACGGGGCCACAGTGGACGCGACCCACGAGAAAAAAGCGAGGTGGCGAAGGAGCAGACATGAAACGCGATTTTTTGGAAGGTCTGGGGCTAGAAAAGGACGTTGTGGATAAAATCCTCGACGAAAACAGCCGGGACATTGGCCGGGAGAAGCAGAAAGCGGATCAGGCCAAGGAGGACTTGGCGGCGGCACAGAAGAATCTTGCCGACCGTGACAAGGACATCGAGGAGCTGAAGAAATCCAGCGGCGACGCGGAGGGCATCCGCAAGCAGCTGGAGGAGCTGCAGGGCAAGTACACCAAGGAAACCGCCGAGTACAAGGCCCAGATCGCTGACCGGGACTATTCCGAAGCCGTTCACAAGGTGATTGGAGAGAAGGGCATCAAATTCAGCTCCAAGGCGGCAGAACGTGCCTATATCGCAGACCTGAAAACCAAGGGTCTGAAGCTGGAAAACGGCGTGTTTGAGGGCTTTGACGAGTGGCACAAGGCTCAGATGGACGCAGACCCCAGCGCGTTTCAGACCGGCAAACCCGCACCCACGTTTGCAAAGCCCGTCGGTACCGGCGGCGCACCGAAAGCGGAGGGCTTGGGCGCAATGTACGCAAAACAATTCAACGCGCAGTATGCGCAGACAACTACGAAGGAGTGATTTGATCCATGTCTTTTGTGACCAATACCGCATGCACCAAGCGGCCTAATTTCCTGGAAAGCGAAGTTGGTCTGGTGCTGAAAACCCGCGAGATTCCCGCCTCTATGGGCGTGCAGGACGGCAATTACAAGATCGTTGCAGCTGGCACCCCTTTCCCCTCCAACGACGGCAACGCTGTTGGTATCGTGTTTGAGCCTGTGGACGTGACCAGCGGCGACATGCCCGGCTCTGTTCTGGTGGCTGGCCGTGTGCTGGCGGAGAACCTGAACATTGCCCAGGCCGCCAAGACCGCGCTGTCCGGTAAGGGCGTTGTGTTTGTGGACACCCCCGCTATCACCCGCGGCTATACCGTGACCTACGACAAGAACGACGGCACCGGCACGCCTCCTGTGGACGGCAACACCTATTTTGAGGGCTCTATGGCCCAGGTCTCCACCAGCTACCCGCTGACCAAGGCCAGCAACAAGCAGACCGGCTGGAGCACCAGCAAGGGCGGCGCTGCTGTGACCGAGGTGGAGATCACCGGCGATGTGACCCTGTACCCTGTTTGGACTGCTAACGGCTAAGTAAGGAGGAAGAAACCATGCCTGATATCCTGAACATGATTTCCAGCGCTGAGCGCCTGGAATTTGCACAGAATCTGTCTGTTGCGCGGCCTGCTTACATCGGCGACCGCATTTTCCCCGACCAGAAGACCGCCAATCTCAAGGCGGAGTATCTGCGTCTGGCCGATGGTGCCAACATCCCCGTGATGGCAACCGTACACGCCTTTGACACTGAGGCCGAGATCGGCACCCGCCCCGTGTTCGAGAAGACCGAGGTGGAAAAGCTGCTGATCAAGCGCAAGATCAACCAGACTGAGCGCGTGCGGCTGATGATCGAAAACGGCGTAAGCGACGAGAACGAGATCATCCGCTATGTCTTTGACGACATGCGCCAGATGGCCGAGGCCGTCAAGACCCGCACTGAGGTTGCCAAGATGGAAGTGCTGGCCACCGGCAAGATGACCATCAACGAGAACAACCTGAACCTCAAGGTGGACTACGGTGTTCCCACCAAGAACACCGGCTACAAGATCGACTTCGGCCCCAACGCTGATATCGTGGGCCAAATCATGGCCGTGGCTGACGATGCCGCTGAGTCCGGCAACGCCCTGACCGAAATCGTGACCTCCACCAAAATTCTGCGCAAGCTGGCTGCCAACAAGGGCATTCAGACGCTGATCTATGGCACTGTGGGTGCTGGCACTTATGTTCCTGCCGAGAGAATCCGTTCTCTGTTCGCGGAACTGTTTGGCTTTGGCGTCATCACCACCAATGACCTGCGTTATAAGACCCAGACCGCCAGCGGCAACGAGGCCACCAAGCGCTTTTTCCCCGAAGACAAGATGGCGTTCCTGTGCAATGGCACGTCTTCCTCCTTCGGCGTTGGCCTGTGGGGTGTGACCCCAGAGGAAGCCGACTACGGGCAGTACAACGAAAAGAGCGCCAACCAGTTCATCACCATTACCCAGTGGGCCACTCCCGACCCCGTGGCGGTGTGGACAAAGGCCAGCGGCGTGTTTATCCCCGTGGTGCCTAATCCCAACGGCCTGTTTATCGCAGCCGACACCAGCAAGTAAGCGCGCCTCCTCCCCGCCCCGATGGAAAACCTGACGGGCGGGGAGGAAACGATATAAAGGAGGCGGAAAACATGGCATACGCAGATTATGAATACTACGCTACCGAGTTCTACGGCACGGCCATTGACGTGGACGCTTTCCAGGCCCTGGCTGGTAGGGCATCGGCCTATGTGGACTATGTGACCATGAACCGCGCCAGAAATGTCACCGGCGACGCCATGACCGCCGTGCAGAACGCGGTGTGCGCATTAGCAGAGGTGATGCAGGACGGCGAACGGCTGAACAGCGTCGCCTTTAACGCCGAAAGACCTGTAGCAAGCGAATCCGTGGGCGACTGGTCAAAAAGCTACGGCACGAAAGCGGTATCTGCCGCCGATATGCAGCTGCTGGAAGCAAGAAAGCGGGAGATCGCGGCCATGTATCTGGCACCTTACGGACTACTGAAAGCAAGGGGGTACGGATCATGTCCATGTTCCCCCACACGGTAACGCTCTATAACGTGACCCACGAGACGGACACCGGCACCATGCAGGACGTGACGAAGCTCTATGTGACGGTGCTTGAGGGTGTGCTGCTGTCCGCTTCCAAGGCGGCCAACGTAAGGGCCAGCGGCCTGGAAGGGGCCGATGCGGTAAACCTGTACATCCCGTTTTCAGTTGTTGCAAAAGATGCAACGACTGGCAAAAAGAAACGGTATGCAGGGCCGCAGGACTTCTGGAACGCGGAGGAAAAGTCCGGACTGTGGACACTTTCCACCAACGGCAACGGCGGAGAGAGCTTTTTCGTCAAGGGGCGATTTGTCACAGACAACGAGACTGTGGCAAGGGCGCACGACGACTGCTACGAGGTGACAAAGGTGGACATGAAAGACTACGGTGACCTAAAGCACTGGGCCGTGGGAGGTAAGTGATGGGGCTGAAATTCAGCGTACACACCGAGGGCATGGACGATGTGCGGCGGCAGCTGGCGCTTGCCTGTGATAAGGCCGAACACGTTCTTGCTATTCAGGTGGAAGCCGACACGGTGCCGTACGTTCCGGCGCTGACCGGCTCCCTGACCCAGAGGACACGGGCCATCGGGAAAACGGTGGTGTATCCGGGGCCTTACGCCAGATACCTTTATTACGGAAAGTTGATGGTCGATCCCGATACGGGAAGCCCGTGGGCCAAGAAAGGCGCGACGAAGGTTCTGACAGACCGAAATCTGGTATTTTCACAAGCCATGCACCCAAACGCGCAGGCGCATTGGTGCGAGGCATCCAAGGCGCAGAACATTGAAAAATGGGTGCGCGTAGCGCAAAAGGCGGTGGCGAAATATGGCAAATGACAAGCCGAAGAAACTAGTTTCGGCGGCAGAGGAGGACAAAATCTCCCGCGCGATGCTGGTATGGCTGAACACATGGCCGGATAAGCCGGTGGATGTGATCCGGTATGAGTTTCTTCCCGCTGACAGCGAGGGCGCAATGGCGCTTTCGACCATTCAGGGGACATACATTACACGGCGTTACATTTTGGGCGGCCATCAAGCGGAGTACCAGTTCAAGGTGATCTACCGGCTAAAGCCGGGCAACAGCAACGACAAGCGCCTGAAAGCCGACGAACTGTTGGACAGTCTGGCAGATTGGGCGGCAGACGGCGGGCCGGACATCGGGGACGACGCACGGGTGGTTCGCGTGGAAGCCACCACGCGCTCCGCATTGTTCGGCGCATACGACAACGGCGACGAGGATCATCAGATCCTCATGAAAATGACTTACGAGGTGATAACAAATGCCTGATAACATTTTTAACACGACAGCGGGCCAGACCATTGACCGTGAGCTTCTGATCGCGTACTTAAACACCGGCACCAGCGCTTCCCCGGAGTGGTCTGCCTTTGGCACCCGCGTGGCGGATTCCAGCATGGAATATGACTGGCAGGAGAGTTCTGAAAAGGACATCCTGGGCACCACCCGCACCACCATGAAGAAGCCCATTGTCACGCAGACCTTTGACCCCTGCTACTTGGACAGCGGCGACAAGGCGCTGACGAAGATTTGGGAGTTGGCCGTAAAGAAGCAGGATGCGGCGGCACTGGCCAATCAAGACGTGCTGATCGTCCACCACTACGCGGGCACCGCAAAGACGGCTGTGTTTGCCGAGCGCTACGAAGGTGCAATGGTGAAGCCCTCCAGTCTCGGCGGCGAGGGCGGCGGCTTTGTGGGCATGCCCATTGACGTGACTTACGGCGGCACTCGCACCACCGGCACCGCTTCCGTGACTGCCGGTGTGTTGACGTTCACGGCGGATTCGGAGTAACTGACCGAAGGAGGCGCGAAAAATGAAGGAACTGAAAATCGCAACCGGCGTTGAGACCTATAAGCTGAACGATTCCGTTGAAGTCTCTTTCAACCCCACAGATGCTGCGTTTGGTGAAAAGCTTTTCAACGCGTTTGATACGCTGGACAAGCGTCAGGAATCCTACAAAGCTGAGGTTGGAAAAGCTGAGGGCAAGAGAGAGCTTTTTGACGTGGTGCGAAAGCTGGACGGCGAAATGCGGGATATCATCAACGACGTTTTTGAGTTCGATGTGTGCAACGGCCTTTTCGGAGAGCTGAATGTGTATGCGCTGGCGGAGGGTTTGCCCCTTTGGGCCAACCTGCTGTTGGCGATCATGGACGAAATGGACGAGACGGTTATGCGAGAGAAGAAAGCCATGAACCCCCGCATCGCCAAGTACACCAAGAAGTACCACAAATGACGTACACGCTGCCGACATCCGTTGAGATCAACGGGCAGGAGTACGAGGTGCGGTCGGATTTCCGTGCCATTCTGGATATCCTGGAAGCCATTAACGACGTGGAGCTGGACGACCAGGAGCGGGCGGCGGTTGTGCTGGATATTTTCTATCCCGGCTTTGAGGACATGCCATCCGATGACTACGAAGAAGCCATTGCAAAGTGCATGTGGTTCATCAACTGCGGACAGGAAAACGATGCCGGGAAGAAACCCAAAAAGCTGGTGGACTGGCAGCAGGACTTTCCCGTGATCGTGGCGCCGGTGAATCGCGTGATAGGAACGGAAGTTCGATTGCTGGATTATCTGCATTGGTGGACGTTCATCGGGGCATATCAGGAGATCGGCGATTGTCTGTTTGCCCAGATCGTGGGCATCCGGCAGAAGCTTGCCAACGGCAAATCTCTGGACAAAAGCGAGAGAGATTTCTACCGAAACAACCGAAATCTTGTTGACCTGAAGCAGAGATACACCGAGTGGGAGACTGACAAGATACGGGAGTGGGTGTGAAAAAGCCGCCCCATTTTGGGGCGGCTGGCTCAAGAAATGACGTACTTGGAGACCATTCTTCCGATTTGACCAATGTCTACATCGCCTTTAAACTCAAATGTGGCAGAAAAGCCGCTTGAGAATTCAAGGTACAACTCGGAATCCTTGACCATTTCCATAACGCTTGGTGTTTGGATGGCAAAAAACTGAACTTTGGAGTAAGGCAGGGAGGAAAAAGAGCGCTTTGATCCGGTGATTCCCTGCACGTCGATTGCGACAATGCGCTTGTTTGTAAAAACAAGTTGGTCGCGGATGGTTTTAAATGCCGACAAAATCACTTCGTCGTTCAAAAGCAGACCGTAAAGCTCATTTCGAACCTCATTGACATTTATCGGGCGAAGATTCCAAACAGAATTTTTGTTAAAATTTATCATTTCTCACACCTCCATGTGCAAATTATAGCACATAGTTTATCAAATGTCCACAAAAACAGTGAAAGCGTGGTGAGTATATGGCGGCTGACGGGTCTATTGTGTTCAGCACGGAAATTGACGACAAGAAAGCACAGGCGGACTTAAAAAAGCTGGAAGAAAAAATCCAAAAAATAGAATCAGAACTTAGCGAAAGTACCGGGAAGAAAAGCGCCATTGAAAAACAACTGGACGATGCCAAAGGTGCTGCCAAACAAACCGAGCAAGAAATCACGCGCATTATGGATGCACTTAAATCTGAGTTAGCACTTAACGAAGATATTGCCAGCGGGAAGATTACACTTTCTGATGCGGAATGGCAACAGGCGGAAGATCGTCAAGGGCAGCTTATTGCAGACCTGAAAGGGCAGCAGGATTTGCTTAAAAATCAGGATAGAGAAATCGAATCTCTGGGAAAGCAGTATGACCGCGTAACAAAAAAGATTGAAGATCAAACAGCGGCGCTGAACAGCGCAAAAGGTGCCGCGGGTGACCTTGCTGCAAGGCTGGCCGGTGCAAAAGACCAAACAGTCGGTATGAGCGCGGCGGCAGAGGAAGCGGCAAAGCGCATGGACAAATTCAGTCAGCACGTAAAAACTTTGGCAAAACGTGTGCTGGTGTTTTCGCTGATCACAGTGGGACTACGGGCACTGAAAAACTATTTGTGGGAAGCCATTCAGCAAAACGACGAGGCTGTGGCTGCCATCGCGCGGCTGAAAGGCGCGTTGATGACGCTGGCGCAGCCTATTGTGGAGGTGGTGATCCCGGCGTTTACGGTGCTGATCAATGTGATCACCCGCATTGTGACGGCGGTCGCAAAGCTGATCTCCATGTTGTTTGGCACCACGATCCAGAAATCGGCGGCTGGCGCGAAAGCGCTGAACAAGCAGAAGGACGCGATTGACGGCGTAGGAGAAGCGGCGAAAGAAGCCAGTAAGTACTTGGCGGGGTTTGACGAGCTGAACGTGATGGACAGCCAGGACAATTCTTCGGCAAGCGGCAGCGGCGGGTTTGATACCAGCGGAGGCATCGCGCCGGACTTTACCAGCATGATCGACGACAGTTTAAGCGCCATTCTGGAACTGTTCACCGGCGCGGCGCTGCTGGCGCTGGGCGCTGTTCTGACCTTCTCCGGCGCAAATATTCCGCTGGGTATTGCATTGATGGTGTTGGGCGCTATTGCAATCTGGGACGCTATTTCTGAAAACTGGGACGCGATAAAAGAAATGCTGCAGGGGCCGCTTGGCTGGGCCGTTTCCATTCTTAGTGTGGCGGCTCTGGTAATTGGCGCTATCCTGATCTTTTCTGGCGCAAATATTCCGCTTGGCTTGGGACTGTTAATTATGGGAGCTATCGGCCTCGCATCTGCTGTGGCGGCCAACTGGAACTACATTGTGGAAGCACTGCAAGGGCCGCTTGGATTGGTTGTTGGCTTGCTGGGCGCGGCGCTGTTAGTGCTTGGCATTGTTCTTTTATTTACCGGCGTTGGCGTTCCGCTTGGACTAGGCTTAATTCTGATTGGCGCAACAGGCTTGGCAGCGGCCATCGCACCCAACTGGAACTTTTTAAAAGAAAAGTTGGTTGGATGCTGGGAAAGCATCAAAAACTGGTGGAACACAAAGGTAAAAAAGTTTGTGTCTGAACACTGGTGGGCGCAGCTGGGCTTAAAAATAATCGGTGGCCTTTTGGCGGGGCTAATCAACAAGTGGAAAGTCGTAGTTACTTGGGTGACAAACGCGGTGAAATGGATCACCAACGCTTTTAGCAGCGTACTGAATTTTCTGAGCGGCGGTAAAGGCACGTTTGCCTCACGAAATAATCTTGGCTCCGGTGGTATCGGTGGATACAAGAAGCAAACTATGCCTGCGTTGCGGGCCGTGCAAGTGCCCGCCCTGGCACAGGGCGCCGTTATACCGGCCAACCGGGAATTTCTCGCGGTGCTGGGCGACCAGAAACGAGGCACCAACATTGAAGCACCCGCTGACCTGATCCGGCAGATATTCCGCGAGGAGAGCGGCAATTCCGGCGGCGACATTGTGATCCGGTTTACCGGAGAGTTGGCTCAGTTGGCAAGAGTGCTGACGCCAGAGATCACGCGGCAGCAGCGGCAAAACCAGAGATCGTGGGGAGGTGGAAGCCTGTGAGCGCACCGTATTTCAAGATCAATGGTACGGACATTCTCCGTTTCGTGCGAGAAGAAGGTATGGAATGGTCCCGCAACGACCTTGACAATTCAGAAGCAGGGAGAACCATGGACGGCACCATGCACCGCGGTCGCGTTGCAATCAAGTACAAGGTCAACATTCGCTGCATGGATCTATACCGGAATGAATTGATGATGCTGATGAAATTAATTCTTCCGGAATTTGTCACAGTGGAAACCAATCTGCATCCGTTGTACGAGACGGTTGTGGCGCAGTTTTATTCCAACAACGTGCCTGCCACGGTGACGACGGTAGACCCAAAAACAGGAGAATCGCTGTGGTCTGGCATTTCGTTCCCGCTGGTAGAGCAGTAAGGAGGGCGAAATGCAGAGCACGAACGCAAGATATCAGGAACTGCTGGCAAGCACCCACCGGATGCAGACGCAACTTTACATTGACAATGTAGTCTACGGCGAAGAAAAGATTATGGAGGGGTCTCTTCAAACGAAGAACTCTCTATTCCAGGGGGATATCCCCACTGTGGGCGGGGCGGTGGCCGGGGAGATATCCGTGCAGCTGCTGGGGGTGCTCTCCTCCAGCGTGGCCAGAATGGCTGAATTAAGGCCGCAGGTGCGGCTTGTGGGCGATTCCGGCGAGCCCAGCGAATGGGTGGCTCAGGGGGTCTACAACGTGGACAAGCGGAGCTACAACAAGCAGACCGGCGTGCTGACGCTGCACGGCTATGACAAGATGCTGGCCACGGAGCAGTGGTATACCGGCAGCGTGGGCACCGGCGGCGTGACGGATATCACCATCGTCAACCGGGTCTGTACCCAGGTCGGGATCACGCTGGACAGCGAGACGGACAGCTTCTTTTCCGCCAGCGGCAAGAAATACAAGGTGACAAAGCCCAGAAACTACACCTGCCGGGAGCTGCTACAGGCGATCGCCGGGTGGTACGGCGGCAACTGGTGCATGACGCCGGTGGGCAAGCTGCGGCTGGTGCTGCTGAACAGTCTGCCGAAGGAGACCAATTATCTGGTGGACAACGGCGGCAATGCCATCACGTTTGGAGGTGACAGGATTCTTGTCGGGTAAAATTTTTGTAGGAAACAGTGCGTCCAGTCTGACAGAGGCGGACAAGCTGCAGCCCTACAGCAAGGTAACGGTGACGGACGGCACCAACAGCTACACGTCCGGCGACAATACGGGACGGGAGCTGACGGTCAATGTGCCGCTGCTGCCCAGCATCAAGGGCGACACGCTGGCGGCGAATATTCTGGCGGCGGTTAAGAACTACCGCTATCAGCCCTACGAGGCCGCTGACGCTCTTTTAGACCCGGCGGCGGAGCTGGGCGACGGCGTGACCGTGGGCGGCATCTACGGCGGGATACACGCCAAGACGACCACGTTTTCCCGGCTGTTCCGGGCGACGGTGAGCGCTCCGGCGGAGGAGGAGATCGACAACGAGTATCCGTACCTGTCCGCTCAGGAGCGGGACGCCGTGCGGCAGAAGAAGCAGACGGCGCAGAACACGGCGGATATTGCCGGAAACACCGCAGACATCGGGACACTGAACGCGCAGGTGGCACAGCTCGACAGTCTGGTGGCAAATAAGGCCAGTATCTCCGACCTGGACGCCGCCGTGGCGCGGATATCCTCGTTGGAGAGCAACCAGATCACCACCAGCTACCTGAAAGCCAATTATGTTGAGGTGAACGGCCAGACCGTCAAAGACCTGAAAGCAAGTATCGCCAACATTGATACTTTGTTTACAAATGCTGGATATGCTGGAACGATTACCGCGAGAGGCGTTTACACACCCTCCCTGCACGTGGACAGGTATACATTCTCCCCGCAGACTATCACCTACAAGAACGGCAGCGGCGCAAGTACGACAAAGATCATGCTGGTGGGCACATAAGGAGGACTACATGAAAACAACCGAAAGAAACACCATCCAGTCCGTCCGGCTGGCGCTGGATCGGATCGAGGTACACGGCAGCGGCAATCTTGACTTGCTGCTGGGGTGCATGCAGGTGCTGGACGGTCTGCTGGCGACGGCGACGGAGGAAACAGAGGTGGCAGAGGATGGCTGACAGATCTATCGGCCAGCTGCCGGAGGCCACCACCATCGGCGCAACCGACCTTCTCATCATGGAGCAGGCCGGAACGGCCAAGAAAGTACAGGGCCGGACGCTACTGGCGTGGCTGGACGGCCACGGCGGCATCGCGGACATTGACTTCAATGCCGACGACACCATGACGATCACCGCCGCGGACGGCGCGGTGTGGACATCGAACAGCCTGCGCGGGCCTGATGGCGTCAGCCCGACGGTGAGTGTGCTGCAAGCACCCGCCACACCTACCACCCCCACCGCCTATCTTATCACCATCACCGACAAGGACGGAGACCACGTTTTCATGTTGTACGACGGGGCCAAAGGCGTCAAGGGAGATATCGGCGTCCACGGCAGCGATGTCAGCGTGACGGTCTCTGACGCGGCGGCGACCGACGAGCACCCCAGCGGCGGAAAGACGCTGACCATCACCGAAACGGTCTATTCGTACAGCGGCAGCGCTCCGACTCAAAACAGTACAAATGTAACCATCTGGAACGGCGATGACGGCTCTTCTATCCAGTCTATCAACCGGACGAGCGGAACCGGTGCGCCCGGCACGACCGACACCTACACCGTTACGCTGACAGACGGCAGCACGACGACGTTCATGGTCTACAATGGCCGGGATGGCGACGGCTCCGGCGATATGACGCAAGCCGTTTACGACCCGCAGGGAAAGGCGCGTGACATCTTCGCCTACGCCGACGCGATCCAAACCGCGCTGAACGCGCATGCTGACAGCATCAGCCTGCACACGTCCGACGCGGAGAAAGCTGTGTGGAACGCCAAGGCGGACGCTCCCAAGCCTCGTTCCGTGCTCCTGCTGGCGTCCGGTTGGAACGCGGATACCAAGCAGCAGACCGTCCCCGTCAGCGACATGACGGCCAGCGCCAACATTATCGTCAGCGCGGCTCCGGACAGCTTCATGGCCTACGCGCAGGCGGGTATCCGCGGCACGGCGCAGGGCACGGGGGCGCTGACCTTCACCTGCGAGACGGTGCCGGAGGAAGCTGTGACCGCCAACGTTATTATTCTGGGTTAGGAGGAGATCACATGATCCTTAACATGACAGGCCCCGCCACGGGCGGCAGCGCCATTTCCGCGCCCATCATCGGCGAGGACTTCAACTGGACAGGCGGCGACGGCACATATCAGGCGCTGGACGATGGCGGTGGCAACTGGCGCATCAAGTTTCTGTCCAGCGGCACGTTCACGCCGTTGAAAAACATGGTGATTGATGCATTTCTGTTAGGTGCCGGTGGTGGTAGTGGCAGTGATTACTGCGGTGCTGGTGGCGCAGGCTACACCACCACAGTACGGTCTGTGGTGCTGGCGGCCAATACCGCCTATCCCCTCGTGATAGGTGCGGCGGGCACAAATGGTAACTACAGCGGCACTGCCGCCACAAAGGGTGGCACAACGTCGGCGTTCGCCGCAGTAGCAAATGGCGGCGAACGTTCAGTTAAGGGGAGCAAAACCTCTGTAAAGAACGGTGCCAATAGTGGCTCCGGTGGTGCTGGTTATGCTGCCAGTGGTGGTGGCATAGATGGTGGTGACGGAGCAAATGGTTCCGGCTCCCTCAGCAGCAATGGCGGCAAGGGCCAGGGTACTACCACCCGCGAATTTGGCGAAGCGGACGGCGACCTTTACGCTTCCGGCGGAGGCGGAAACCTGAAAGCCACCGTACCTAACTCCGGCAACGGCGGTTATTATGGAGGTAGCACCAGCGTTAAACCTGCCGACGGCATTGTGGTCATCCGGCAGCACAAGGAGGTGGCGGCATGAGATATGCAGTTATCACGGAAGAGGCCGTGACCAACGTCATTACTCTGTGGGAGACCAACGCCGGGGATTTCCCCGGTGCAGTAGCGCTCCATGACCGCCCGGTGGGCATCGGGGACAGTTATCAGGATGGCAAGTTCTGGCGGGATGGTGAAGAACTTCTGACGTCCGACGAGGAGATCGCCGCCATGCAGACGGCGGCGGTGGCGGTGCTGCGGTTCGTGGTGGCCGATAATGACCGGCTGGCCGCCGGTGCTCTGTATCCCAAGTGGGCAGCGGGAGCGCACAGCAGGGGCGACATCTACACCGCCCGCGGGCAGGTGTGGGAGTGCATTCAGGGCTACGACAATGCCGTGTATCCGGATATCGTGCCGGGCGGCACGGCGTGGGGCACGTTCCACCGCCCGCTGCACGCTACCGCGCCGGAGCAGGCCCGGCCTTTTGTGGCTCCCACGGGAGCGCACGATATCTACAAGAAGGGCGAGTACATGACGCTGGACGGCGTGCTGTATAAGTGCCTGCAAGATACGGCGTACAGCCCGACAGAGTACGCATCAGCGTGGGAGGTGCAAAATGCTTGAGATCAACGGCAGTGACATCTATCTGACGAAGGGCGACACGGCGCATCTGAGTGTTGGCATTACCAACAATGCCAGCGGCGACGCCTATGAAATGCAGCCGAACGATACGCTGATCCTGACGGTACGGAAGCAGGCCTATGAAGCGTCTCCGGTGCTGCTGCAAAAGACCGTCAAGGGCAGCAGCGATATCCATCTGACTCCGGAGGATACCGCTCAGATGGCTACCGGCACCTACAAATATGATGTGGAGCTGCGGACGGGCGCGGACATCTACACCGTCATCCAGTGCAGCGAGTTCCACCTGTTGGTGGAGGTGACGACGCCATGAGTGAGCAGTGCGGGAAGCTGCGGGGCACGGTGCAGGCCACCGGTGCGCTGGCGGGCCGCATGTCCGGCAAGGGGGCTCTGGCCGGGGCTGTGGCGATCCCACAGGCCTCCGGCGGCGCGTCCACGTGGGGGCAGCTGCGGGAGAAGCCGTTTGAAACGATTGGGGAGAACCTCGGTGTTACAGGCGGGGCGCTGCGTGCTATCGTCCCGCCCGCCACGGAAAGACTGACAAATACGGAAATAGAGGAGTTGTTGAAATGAGCAAATATCTGGATCAGGACGGCCTGCTGTACCTGTGGAACAGCAAGATCAAGCCCGCGCTGGCCAAGTACCTGCCCCTGGCGGGCGGCACCATGACCGGCAAGCTGAAGCTCTCCGGGGCGCCCACCGAGGACATGGACGCGGCCACCAAGAAGTACGTGGATGACTCCGTGGGCAACGCGGGCGGCGGCGACATGCTGAAAAGCGTGTACGACACCAACGGCAACGGCATTGTGGACAACGCCGAGAAGGTGGGTGGCCACACGGTGGCGAAGGACGTTCCGGAGGACGCTGCGTTCACGGACACCACTTACGAAGCCGCTACGGCCAGCACGCCCGGTCTGATGTCGGCGGCTGACTATGCCAAGCTGGCGGGATTTTCTTCCCCCAGTGACTACGCCAAGAAAAGTGATATCTCAGGTCTGTATAAGTACAAGGGCAGCAAGGCCAACTACGCGCTGCTGCCTGCCACCGGCAACGAGGTTGGCGATGTGTGGAACGTGGAGGACACCGGCATGAACTACGCCTGGACCGGCGACGGCTGGGACGCCCTGGGCACTATGTTTGAAATCGAGGCTATCACAAACACAGAGATCGATACCATCACGGCGGAGACGTAAGGAGGGCGAGCTATGAGCTTTCTGGATAAGGATGGCCTTGCTTATTTGTGGAACAAGATCGGCGAGAAGCTGGCCGCGATCCCAAAGACCATGACAGTCAACGTCACGTCTGGCAATGACGGCTATACCGCAGACAAGACGTTTGCCGAGATTCTGGCGGCTATCAATGGCGGGCAGATGGTCAGGGCTGTGCTGGACGGAACCATTTATTTTAATGACGTGACGCTTTCTGGGGACACTCCCGTTTCAGTCATTATTTTTTCCTCTGTCGAAAATTTTGGCCAGTTAATTTCGCTGTTTGTTGATAACAATGACGCTTGGACTTTTAACTATTCGAGCGTCCCCAAAATGCTTGTTGCAAGTGGCAGCATTGTGAAGCGCGATTCTAATTTTGACCAGTTTATCGACGCACTTCCGGGCACTGACTATATGGCTCCCGTTCCTGTAACCGCCGAGGACAATGGCAAGGTGTTGGCAGTAACAAATGGCGCTTGGAGCGCTCAGCAACTTGCAATTGAGACTTGGACATTTACGCTGGAGGACGGCAGTGAGGTCACAAAGACCATTGTGACCGGCGTATCTCAGATTTTGTGAGGTGGCTATGGATTTTTCACAAGTGAAAAGCCTTACCATCCCAGAGGGCAGCGTGGCAAAGATCACCAATGCGGCGGGTACTGTGCTGTGGCAGAAACCGGCGGCGGACGAATACACCTTTATCCCCAGCCTTGACATTCCCGCTGGCGCGACACTGGACACCGGCGTAGCATGCAAGTCCACTGACTACATGTTTGTGGCGTGGGCGCCGCTGGCGGCGACGACCTATGGCGCTGTCATCCATGCGGGCAACACCAAAAACATGCGATTTTATATCGACGGCGCAAACGGCGTATACGGCAAGATCGACTGGCACAACCAGCAAATCTGGAAGCCTGTGGTTGTCGGAGAGCAGCATGAGATGTGGATGACCGAGCAGAAGGTGTACATGGATGGCGAACAGAAGGTCGACATGAGCGGCGTTCCGGCGTTCACCGCCGACACAAATCTGATAATCGGCGGCGCGAATCAACCGATACGGCTGTACAAGGTGGAGCATCACAGCAGCGGCGGTGATCAGAGAGAGTGGCGGCCCTTCGTGCGCAACAGCGACGGCGTGGTTGGGCTGTATGACCAGTTATACGATGAGTTTTTGCCGTATGGAACGGCGACGACGTGAGAAAGAGGTGATTTGACATGTGGCAATATGTTATTCCGGCCATCAGCGCCATTGTGGTGGCCGCGCTGACCAGCGGCGGCCTGTGGGCGCTGGTAGCCAAACGGGCCGACAAAAACGACGCAGAGCGCAAGATGCTGGTCGGCTTGGCCCATGACCGGATCGTGCATCTGGGTATGGTGTATGTGCAGCGGGGGCACATTACGCAGGATGAGTACGAAAACCTAAACGACTACCTCTACGCGCCGTATGAGAAAATGGGTGGCAACGGCAGCGCCAAGCGCGTGATGGAGGAGGTGCGCCGCCTGCCCATCCGAAAGGGGGAACCGGCATGACCCACAGACTGGACTACAAGCGGCTGGAAGCGGAGTACCCCAACCGGGGCAAGCAGACTTACCGGAAACTGATCCCCATGACGGGCCTGCTCCAAAAGAACTACGGCAAGGAGCTGGACTGTACGCTAACCTCGCTGGCCTGCATCTACGGGGCGCGGTGGTACGGCGTTATCGAGCACATCGCCTTGGAACACGGCTACGACGGTGACAAGAAGGGGACGAATCCCCTGACGGTCAAGGCCATCACCAAGGAGCTTTTGCGGGTGCTGCATGAGCCGGGAACGCCCCGCAGCGCCTACGGCAAGGTGGTGGGCTGGAACTGGCTGACGGCCCGTAGGCTGGCGGAACGGGGCATTCCCGCCGTCCTCAACCTGTGGGACGACGGTCGGGGCTACTACCACGACCACAGCGTGGTGCTGGTGGGCGTGGAGGAGTACCAGCGGGCGAAGTTCCTGCTGGTGCTGGATAATTGGAGCGAGACGGTGAGCTTGATCGACTACAACAAGCTCTGCGTCGCCAGCTCTCTGAACTGGGTGGAGCCATGAGCGGCAAGCGGGTGGCGAAAAAGCCCAAAATGAAGCGGAGGACAAAGTTCACGATTCTGGCGGTGGTCAACCTGACGTGGTACTGCATCGCCGTGATCGTGGCGGCGTTCTTCAATAAGATGGTGCCGGACGCGCTGACGGTAGCGTGGTTTTCGGCGTGGACAGTTGAATTGGCCCTGCTGGCAGGGATAAAAATCAAAACGAAAGATGAGGTAATGTCATGAATAATCTGAGTTGGGTTGAAATCGTAGTAAGCATTTTGAGCGGTCTGGCCGTGTGCATTCCGCTGGTGGTCAAGCTGGTGCAGACCGTCAAGGCGGCTGTGCAGGAGAAGAACTGGTCTCAGATCGTGGCCATTGTGCTGGATCTGATGCAGCAGGCAGAGGGGCTGTTTGCCGAAGGCGCGGCCCGCAAGGCGTGGGTCATGGCGGGCGTGCAGAGCGCCGCCAAGAGCGCCAATTTCCCCTATGACGATGTAGCGGCACAGAAAGTCAGCGAGATGATCGACGCCATCTGCGCTGCGGCGAAGGTGGTCAACGGCGAGGGGAAAGCGGACTAAGAGGTGACGCCCTATGAAGTCTGTATCTCAGATGCTTGCCCCGGTGGAAAAGCTGGCGGGCGAGCGAGAAACCGGCACCGGGAACAACACCACGGTAAACAAGTACTGGAACGCTATGGGTGTGGCGTACTGCGGGTACACCATCTGGTACGCCGACCGGCAGAGCGGAAAGCCGTATCTGCTGGACGGCTGCCAAAACCCGGCGTGGTGCCGTTCTCTCGGAGAGTGGTTGACGGCCAAGGGATGGCGGCTCAAGGACAACAGCAAGGCGCAGAAGGGTGACATTGCCTTTTATTGCGAATACAACCAGAAAGAAAGCCGCTGGATGTACCAGCATGTGTTTTTCATTTACGAGAAGCTTGACGGTACGACCTTTATCACGCTGGAAGGAAACAACATGGTGTTTTCCACCGCAGAAAAAGCCAAGTTGTCTACGGCGGGAACTGGTGCCTTTGAGGGAATCGGCTATAAAAAGCGCGTTATGCCCACCAGCGGAACGTGGGCGATCTTTCACCCATCCTATGGAAAGGAAGAAGCTATGGAAAAGAAAGTTTATCTGTCTCCCTCCAATCAGAAGAGCAACACTTACGCCGTGGGCAACACCACGGAGGATGTGCAGTGCGGCAAAATTGCGGCAGCGTGCAAGACGGCGCTGGAGCGCAGCGGTGTGAAGGTCATGGTCGGTCAATATGACACCATGGCAAACCGATGCAAAGCATCCGACAACTTCATGGCCGACCTGCATGTACCGATCCACACCAACGCCGCCAACGGAAAGGCCAGCGGCACGCGGATTTTTTGCTATCAGCTGGACAAGTCCAGCGAGGGGTACAAGGCGGCAAAAGCTGTGTTTGATGTGCTGGCTCCGGTTACTCCGGGCACCAGTGAGAACATCAAGGCCAACCCGTCGCTATTCGAGGTGAAAACACCCGCCGCTCCCACCGTTTACATTGAGGTGGATTTCCACGATGTGCCAGATGTGGCGCAATGGATCATCAATAATACCGAACTAATCGGTGAGACCATTGCAAAAGGAATCTGCAATTACCTTGGTGTGACCTTCAAGTCGGCCAACAAACCCACCACGGCCGGGAATGTAATCTACCGCGTGCAGATCGGCGCATTCAGCGTAAAAGCCAATGCGGGTGCATTTCTCAAGGAAGTGCAGAAGGTGTACCCGAACGCGTTTATTACAAAGGCGACGAAATAAAAACTTGCATCTGAGCGAGGCGTGAGGCTACGATCCGCCGCCCTCCGTCTCCGCGCAAGCTCCGCAAGCTCACGGCGTGGGAATCAGCATGAATCCGACACATCGAGCTATCCGAGCAAAGTTGCAGTCTATGGCGCCCCAGCGGGCGGTGAGTTTCATCGCCGGTCTGGGATTGCCAAGCGACGAAGCATTTTTCCTGATCGAGTGCGACGTAAAAGGCAAAAGCTACGCACAGCTATGCACACAGCAATATGTCACGCCGGAATACATCAACCGGCGCAGACGACGCGCTTACGGGAAAATCGCAGACCATATAAAGAATTTATAGTCAAAAGACCAAACAATGACCATTTATCGGCCATTTGTTTGGTCTTTTTTCTTTTACACTGGAAGCAACAAGGAGGTGCGGACATGAGCAACAGAGAGCGATTGATCGAGTGCGGATACACAGAGGAAATGGCAGCGGATATCTGCCGACTGTATGAAAACGACGAATCCGGGCTTTCTATGTTTGTCCACATCATTGAACTGTTTTTCGATGACAGACGGGAATATGTATAGCTATTACAACGAAAACCCAAAGGGGAAAAACACGGGAGATTGCACCGTCCGCGCCATCTCAAAGGCCACCGGGATGGATTGGGGAGAGGCGTATCTCTGGCTGTGCGTACAGGGCTATCTTGATGGGGACATGCCGTCGGCAAACTCCTGCTGGGGCGCTTATCTGCGGTCAATAGGCTTCCGGCGGCATATCGTGCCGGACACCTGCCCGGACTGCTACACGGTGGGGCAATTTGCGGACGAGCATCCGGTAGGGACGTACATCCTCGCCCTGTCCGGCCATGTGGTGTGTGTGCGTGACGGCGTTTTATACGACAGCTGGGATAGCTCAAACGAAACAGTTTTGTATTATTGGGAAAGGACGGAATGACAATGGCTTTTAACCCTTATGGCTACCAGAACCCCTATTATCCCCCTCCGATGCAGGACAACCTTATGCAAATGCGGCAGCAGCAGATAATGCCGCAAATGCCTCAGCAAATGCCCCCACAGAATCCCATCGCGCAGGGCGGTGTGCAGTGGGTGAGCGGCGAACAGGAGGCGCGTAACTGGATGATCGCGCCCAATGCTGCCGTTGCCTTGTGGGACAGCACCGCGCCGACGGTGTACCTCAAGCAGGCGGACGCAAGCGGGAAACCGTCCCTTAAAATTTATGACCTTGTAGAACGCACAGAAACGCCCCAAGAAGCGCCGCAAAAGCCTGGCGTGGAATTTGTCACCCGGAAGGAGTTCGACGCGCTGGCGGCACTTGTGGGCGAAATAAAGGGTAAGAAGAAACGCAAGGCGGAGGAGGAAGAGGACGATGAGTAATCCGTTCATGGCCGCGCTGGGCGGCGGGCATGGCCCTATGGGCAACTTTGCCCAGATGATGCAGCAGTTTCAGCAGTTCAAGGCGAATTTTCAGGGTGATCCAAAAGCAGAGGTCGAGAAGCTCTTGCAGAGCGGTAAACTGAATCAGCAGCAGCTTAACCAGCTTCAGCAGATGGCAAAGCAGTTCCAAAGCCTGATGCAGTAATTAAATGTTTACAGCGTTTTCTTTAATTCTTTATCGTGGCCACGATTTAGATAAAACTGACTTTAATTAAAAGGAGTGATACTATGTCTCTTTCCGATGGCGGCGCTCCCATGCTGACCATGCCGGTTTCGCCTACCAACAACGGCGGCGGTTTCGGCTGGGGCGGTGACGGCGCATGGCTCATTATTCTCTTCCTCATTTTTGCCGTCTTTGGCTGGGGCGGCAACAGCTGGGGCAACAACGGCAATTCCGGCGGCGTGGTCGACGGTTATGTGCTGACCTCTGATTTTGCTAATGTCGAGCGCAAGATCGACAGCGTAAATCAGGGTCTTTGCGACGGATTTTACCAGCAGGCGCAGCTTGTCAACGGCACCAACATGGCAATGGCAAACGGCTTTGCACAGGCCGAGCTTTCCCGCAGCAACCAGCAGGCGGCGCTGATGCAGCAGCTCAACGCCATGCAGATGCAGAACCAGGAGTGCTGCTGCGAGAACCGGGCGGCTATTGCCCAGGTGCGGTACGACATGGCGACGCAGGCGTGCGATACCCGCAACACGGTCAACACCGCTGCGCGTGACATCATCGACAACCAGAACCAGAATAGCCGCGCCATCCTTGACTTCCTGACGCAGAGCAAGATGCGCGATCTGGAAAGTGCCAATCAGGAGCTGCGCCTTGCCGCTTCTCAGGCTGCACAGAACAACTACCTGATCTCCCAGCTGCGCCCTTGCCCCACCCCGGCTTACATCACTTGTAATCCTTGGTCGGGCAGCAGCTATGGCGGATGCGGAACCGGTTGCGGCTGCTGAAAACTGCATAGCATCAGCTGTTCGGAATTTCCGAACTGTTCAGCCCCGTGCTGATACTGACACCAACGCGGCGGGGCTTTGGCTCCGCCGCTGTATTTTTTGAGAAAGGAATGATATAAATGGCAGAATTTACTTCTGTGGCAATTCAGACTGTTGCCGCCAGTCAGAATGTTCCGCTTACTGAAACTGCGGTCAATAGCAAGCCTTGCATCGTTCACCGTCCTGGCGCTGGAATTGTAACGTTGCGGGGTTTAACCAACCAGTGTAAAGCCCGGTTCCGCGTCGCTTTTGGCGGCAACATCGCTATCCCCACCGGCGGCACGGTGGAGGCAATCAGCGCAGCTCTGGCGATTAACGGTGAACCGCTGAACAGCGCGACAGCTATTGTTACGCCTGCGGCGGTGGAAAACTACTTCAATATCTACGTCAGCACCATCGTGGAGGTACCGCGCAACTGCTGCCTGACTGTGGCAATGGAAAACACCAGCACGCAGGCCGTCAGCTTTGCCTACTCCAACATGGCCGTTGACCGAATTTCTTGAAAGGAGCGATAACATGAGCATAAAAGCATTAAACGATATCCGGGATATGCTGTGCGAGGAACTGGACGAGCTGGCCCGCAAGGGCGAGCTGGGTGCCGGCGATCTGGAGATCATCCACAAGGCCGTTTCTTCCATCAAGAACATCGACAAGATCGAAATGTACGACGGCGGCTATTCCCGCAGCGGCGATTGGGATGCCAACATTCGCGGCACTTACGGGCGGGGCAGTTCTTACCGTGGCCGCCACCGCGATTCTATGGGCCGCTATAGCCGGGATGATTCCCGTGAGCATATGCGCCGCCAGCTGCAGGACATGATCCGCGACACCGACGATGACAACGTGCGTGAAGTTCTGCGGCGCTGCATGACGCAGATGGAGAACATGTAAGGGGGTGCGCCCCCGTGATCGACGAGAAGGAAGTGCAACTATGGATTAGTAGGCTTGAAACCGAAGAATCCAGCTGGAGCAACTATGAAAAGCTAGCCGCGTTATACACCATCGCAAATCAACACAAAAAGGTAAGCCTTTCGGAAATGCCGGTCATGTACTCCGCCGCGCCCGCTCCGGAAATGCAGTTGGTAGGCGAGTACGGCGACAGCCCGTTTTTACAGGCGGTTGCCAAAGTGTCGCCGGAAAAGGCGTGGGGCGTGATGGATGAGCTAATGGATGCGCTGATCATTTCCAATAGCCGAGTGTACAACAGCGTGATGGCAAAGCTGGGGCGGTAAAATTGTTAGTAATTTGCTAGCTACCCGGTGAAAACACGCGGGAACAAAGAAACATTTTTTGAGAAAAACTTGCAATATTGCCGTGTATTTCTGGGAAATACCAACTTGTACTCGACTTTTGATTGCTGGCTATGCCTTTTAAGCAGGGTGTCCGGGGTTCGAATCCCCGACGGGGCACCAAAAAATAAAGAGCGCCACCCCAAAGGGGATGGCGCTCTTTATTTTTTGGTGCAATGAAGGTGATTCGAAACGAGCTCCGGCTTCACACGCCCGCAAGGCGTTGAAGCCGGGAGCAACAGTCCGGTGGATTGTTGCGTCAGCGAGAGTCGAATCCCTTCCAATGGTCAGCCCCTCGATGGGGTGACCATTGGATTTTTTGCATGCGGTAGGGAGGAGAAACGGCCCTCGTCGTGTCATCTGACTGACCGTCACATTCGTGCCTGTCAGTCAGGACACTTCCTTAAAACCGCCTCGCTTCATCCGCCACCGGCGGCGCTTCAGCGGTTTTCCCGATGGCGGCAGAACCAACTTTTTGCCCTCGTTGCGCCAGCCGTCCGGCGGACACATTCGTATCCGCCAAACGGGGTGCTGCCTTGAAAGCGGCTTGCTGTATCCGCCACTGGCAGCGCTTCGCCGCTTTCCCCGTCGTGTCAGCCGATGCCCGCCCTGTTTGGGGCCGACCATTGATACTTACTTGAGGACTTTTGCCGCATCTGCCGCAGTCCCCACAAAATACACCTTGACAGACAAGCTGTATTACTGATATAATACAGTAAAGACGAGCATAAAAAATGGTGACGGGAGGGCTGCAGGATGAAGAAGAGCACAAAACGCGAAAGGCTGGTGTGGCTGGGCTGGCTGCTGGTGGGGATCGGCGCGGCGGCGCTGGTAGGGCTGCTTTGCATGCCGTGGCCCATGGCGAAAGCGGCGGGACTTCCGGACGGCGCGGCGGTCAAAGGCGTGACGGTGGTGAGCGCCATGGTGTCCGACGATCCGGTGATGGCCACGGCGCTGGACAGCGAGAGCTGTCAGAAGCTTGCCGATTGCCTGCGGGGGATTCGCGGCCGGTGGAGCGGCTTTACGGGAAAGACTTTTATACAGTATCACGGGGTATCGTATGAGATCTACGTCCGTTACGCCGAGGATGGGCAGCTGATGCATTGCAGGCTGTTTGACGGGAAGCTCTACTGCGAGAGCTTCCGCTTCACCCTGACGGACAGCGACGCGGCAAGGCTAACCCAGTGCATTACCGAGCTGATGGCAAGCCACGCGGAATAA